TTAAGAGTTGGTTTTGATGAAAACAAACATGGATTTGTAAATCCTCTTCAAGATGTTATAGACGAAAATTTTCCTGAAACCATATATGGCGATAAAAGAAGTGAATATAAACCTATGCCTTTTATTCCATATGATCCTAGTCCTAACTTTCCTATTTATAAATGTAATATTTTATTAGATAATCAAAGTGAGTCAAAATATATGATGACAGAAGACAAAAAGCAAATTTTTGAAGATAATACTATTGTAGAATTTAAATTTAAAAAAACAAATGATAAATATTGGCAATGGGTTCCTATTAGGGTCCGTCATGATAAAACTGCTGACTATAGAAAGGGTAACAGAAATTTTGGAAATGCTTATCATGTTGCTGAAAGTGTTTGGAGGTCTATTCATAATCCTATAACTGAAAAAATGATAACCACTGGTTTAGATATACCAGACGTTGTTGACGAAAATGTTTATTATAATAGAACTAGTAATAAAACATTTACTAGAGGACTAAGAGATTTTCATAATAAATATGTTAAACGTAAGTTAATAACTGATGTTAGTAAAAAAGGAGATACACTTATTGATATGACTGTAGGTAAGGCTGGAGATTTATCAAAATGGATAGATGCTAAACTTAGTTTTGTTTTTGGAGTAGATGTTTCAAAAGATAATATTGAAAATAGAATTGACGGTGCTTGTGCACGTTATTTGAAAATGCATAAAAAATATAGTAGTTTACCTAGAGCATTATTCGCACATGCAAATAGTTCATTAAATATTTCATCAGGTGAAGCATTCTTTAGTGATAAAGGAAAACAAATTATTAATGCCTTAAACGGTGTTGGAACAAAAGATAACAAAAAGTTAGGTAACGGTGTTTACAGACAATTTGGTAGATATCGTGATGGATTTGACGTTGTATCTAATATGTTTTCCATTCACTATTTCTTTGAAAATACAACAACGTTTAATAATTTCTTACAAAATGTTTCTGAGAATTGTAAAGTTGGAGGATACTTTATTGGTTGTTGTTATGATGGCAAAAAAATATTTAAAAGACTTCAAAGCAAAGAACCTAATCAAAGTATATTCTTAATGAGTAAAGAAAAAACTAAAATGTGGGATATCAAAAAATTATATGATAATGAAGAATTTTTAGACGATGAATCATCTTTAGGTTATAAAATAGATGTATATCAAGAATCTATTAATAAAACATTTAGTGAATATTTGGTTAACTTTGATTATTTAACTCAAGCACTCGAAACATACGGATTTATTCCTGTACCAGCGGATGATGTTAGAAGAATGGGATTTCAGAAATCTATTGGAAGTTTTGAAAATATGTTTACAACGATGAAAGAAGAAATATCAATGAGAAAATTAAATAAAACAAATATTGGAAAAGCACTTACTATGAACCAAAATGAAAAAACTATTTCATACTTAAATAATTACTTTATTTATAAGAAAATAAGAAGTCCTAATGCAAAAGATGTATCAAAAATGATGACTTCTGCGGAAAATGCACAAAAACTAGGAGAACCAGATGAAGTTTCAAAGGAAAGTTTACCAGAAAAACGACGTGTTAAAAAATATGCTAAGAAGATTGTCTTACCTAGTAAGTAAATTAATAATAAATAATAAATTTATATCAATTATTATAATATTTTTCCAGTTTTTTGTACTGAAACATTATTTCATCAGCCTTTTTGTTATTTGTCATAAACCACGATGGCTTGACTCCGAGCCCCCCAACACTGCCATGTTTGGTACTCTCAAAACTCCATTTCAGACACTATAGGCGTAAACTTAGTATTCGACTTTTTCACAATTTCTTTATTTTTCAAATCAGTTTTTTTATCCATAATACTATTAACTTTACTTATAAAATTAATAATATTATCAAATTTTAAAAGTTTTTTGCCAATTACAAATATAAGATTCATAGTCATCGCCTGTTTTTAAATGTCTAGGAATTTTTAACTTTAATTTTTTAAAAGCATTATTAATCTCTTTTTTTTCAACATAATATAAATTAAATTTCTTTTGTATATTATGTTTCTTTTTTTTTAAATTTAATATTTTTATAGCCCGCTTAGGACCATTTCCTATAATATAAACCTTATCTATTTTTATATTATAATGTCTACAAATTCCAGCAGAAATATCATACATACTTAACATACCAATGCCTTTTATATTTTTAAAAATAGTATATACTTTAATTATTATTTCTTCAAAATTTTTATTCTTAAAATTTTTTAGTTTTATTTTATGTTTGTTTTTTTTTAAAACTGTTTTCCATCTACAATGTGATAATGCTTCATCATATATGCAATTATTATTATTACACATTTATTTTAATAATAATATACAAATTTTAAAGTTTTTCAATTTTAAATATTTATACTACAAGAATTACACAATTTCTTAGGAACAATAGATTTAATTTCTTGATAAGTAATTGTTTCTTTTTTCAATAATAATTTTGCTATTTTTATCATATAAGATTTATGTGCTTCTAATATTTCTATTGTTTGTTTTTCTATATTATCTACTATTTCTTTACAATTTTCCATCATATTTTCTGATATATTTTCACCTATAATACCCATAACATCTGGATTTAATGCGCCTATTTTAGTATTCATCCCCCACCTTAAACTATAATTTTTTATTAATGATGAAATTTTTTCAATATCATCACTAGCACCGGTCGAAACATTATTATATATAATTTTCTCTCCACAACGTCCTCCCAAAAGAACAGAAATTCTACACAAAACTTCTTCATATATCATTAATTTCTTATTTGTAGCCTTTTGTTGACTAAATCCTAATGCTGCTTCTCCTCTAGGTATAATACTTACTTTAACAGGTTGTTCTGTATGTTTTAATAAATAACCCATTAAACAATGTCCTGCTTCATGATATGATACACGTGCACGTTCTTTTCTAGTCATCATTCGTTCACGTTTTTCTCTCCCGATAATAACTTCATCAATTGCCTTTTGTATATCTTCTTCATTAATATTATTATCACTGTTTTTATTTTGAATAGCATTAATTTTTGATTGATTTGCTATATTTGCTATATCTGCACCAGATACACCAGCGGTTCTATCTGATAACACTTCAAAAGACAAATCTTTGGGCAATATCATATCTTTAAAATATAATTTATACATTTCCATTCGTTCATCTTTGTTTGGTAAATCAAAATAAACTTTTTTGTCAAATCTACCTGATCTAGTTAATGCAGAATCTAATATTTTTACTAAGTTTGTAGCAGCAAATATAATAATATCTGTAGAATCATCAAAACCATCCATTTCTACTAGTAATTGATTTACAGTACTGGCTCTTTCAGAATTATTATCAAATCCACGTTGACGACCGACTGCATCTATTTCATCAATAAATACAATGCATCTTTCTTTTTCTTTTGCCTTTTTAAATAAACCTCTTACTCTAGATGCTCCTACACCAACATATTTTTCTATAAATTCTGAACCACTTGCAATCAATAATGGTATATCTAATTCTTTGGATATGGCTTTTATTAAAAGAGTTTTACCTGTACCTGGTGGCCCTGCTAATAAAATACCTTTTGGTAGTTTTACCTTCCATTTTAAATATTTTTCTTTATTTTTAATAAAATCCATGTAATATTTTATTTCTTCTTTAACACTTTCTAACCCAACAACTTTTTCTAATGCACAATCATCTTTACTTGTATCTACAAATTCCCAATTTTTATTTATCTCTCCACTCATTTTACTTTTAAAAAGTAAAAAAAGAAATAGAATCATTAAAATAGTTCCTAATCCATTTGATTTATTAGGGTCATCTACTATAGTTTGATTTGTTGCATTACCTGCAATATTTGTAATATTTTCTAATATAACATGACTAATATTTTGCGTTGCATTCATAATTTCACTCGATAACATAATTAATATATTTTATCGAATTATCTTTATTTAAATTATAAATAATATAAATATACTTTTATAATAAATATATGACTTATTTTATATTACCAATTATTAATAAAAATATAACTCCCGAGTTAATTAAACTAAAATTTGACGATATTGACTTTCAACAAAAAAGTATCAACCCTAGTCTACAAAAATATTTAACATATGTTAAAAATCTTATAGGTAATAACTTATATGAATGGGATAATATAAAAAAATACACAAATCCATATGAATTTATACATACCCCCGTACCTAAACTTAATTTATCTGTTTCAAAAGTAAAACCCATTTCACGAGCATTTTTTAAATTAATAGAAATTTACAATACATTTAATATATTTCAAAATATGCCTACAAATATTAATACATTTCATTTAGCAGAAGGCCCGGGAGGTTTTATAGAAGCAACCACATATATTAGAAAAAATAATTTATTAGATAACTATTATGGTATTAGTTTAATAAATAATGAAGATAAAAAAATTCCTAATTGGAAAAAAATAGATACTCTTTTAAAAAAATATACAAATATCCATATTACATATGGTGCAGATGGTACAGGAAATTTATATAATTCTGAAAATCTTAAATATTGCATAGATAATTACAAGAATTCTATGGAAATAATAACGGGAGATGGTGGATTTGATTTCTCTAGTAATTTTGACAAACAAGAATCTAATGCATTTAGATTAATACTAACTCAAGTATTTTACGCATTATCTCTTCAAAAATTTAATGGTCATTTTATTTTAAAAATGTTTGATTTATTTACAGAAAATAGTATTCAAATTATATATTTATTAAGTTGTTTTTATAAAAAAGTTATTATATCAAAACCAAATACAAGTAGAAGAGCCAATTCGGAAAAATATATTATTTGTAAAAATTTTAAATATACAGATACAAGTTTTATTAATCAAAAATTAGTAAATATAATTAAAATTTTGGAAACCTTTGACTTTAATAAACATAAAATAGTTAGCGTACTAGATTTACCTTTACAATATGTATATAAAAATTCTATAATTGAAATTAATTCTTTTTTAGGAAATTTACAAATAGAAAATATAAACACAACTATTAAACTTATTCATAATAAAGACAAATCGGATAAATTATATAATTTAAAAAACGGTAATATAAATAAATGTATTAAATGGTGTACGAAAAATTTTATACAATATAACAAAATAGATAATAGACAAAATATTTTTTTAGCCGATAAATAAAAAAAAATTAGTATATTTAATATACATATGAATCCAGATTTAATGTATTTGTATAACATGACAAAATTAGCATCAAAAGAATTAAATGATTTACACAAAAAAATAACACAATCATATAAAAAGAAAAATAAAACACAAAAAAAAAGGAAAGGAAAAAAAAACAAAACACAAAAAAAACGCGTATAATTTTTTATTATACAAATAAAAAATATTTAGATATATTATAATGCCTAGAAGGGTCAGAAGACGTAGGTCAAACTGTGCAGGTAAAAAAAGAAAAACTTGTAAAAGTCGTAGATATAAGAAACATTGCCGTATGACACGCAGAGGTAAAAGAAGCAGAGCAATGTGCCGTTCTCGTAGAAACCGCACTCGTCGCTTGCGTAGACGCGGTGTCCGTTCTCCTTAAATATTTAGCGATTTTACAATTCTAAAAAATTTAATATGAGTCTAATATTTAAAATCATATTAAAACTTTTCATTAATTAAAGCAATAGTTACTTCTTCTTTTACATTTGTTGCTAATTTTCCTTTTATTCTTCTATTTATCTCTGGAAAAGGTATACTTACCTTTACATCTTTGTCTTCATTAATATACTCCTTAAAAAGTAACATTAATTTTTTTATAGGTTCATATGTCATATTTAATCCAAAACCACTTAATTGTTTCATTACATTTTTTACTTCTTCTTGACGCTGTTCTCGAGTTCTATATTGTGGTTCTTTTTTTGCTTTTTTCTCTCTTTTTTTATTTTTTTTATTATTTTTCATTTATTAAATACAATAATAAATTTTTAAATAAAAAAAATATTTATATATTTATGTTTATGTTTAATATATTAATTATTGAAAACAAGGTTGAGAAATATATTCAATAAAACAATTGCTAACTTTTTTAATAAATCTATAGTCCATCTTAACTACCATATTATCAATTGCATCTGTATCATTAATATTTTTCATATTTTTCATAAATTCAACAAAGCAACTATGAACTAATACATTAATATTACCATTTATCATTAGAGTTCTAAATTTATCTACAATTGTGCCATCCAGTAGTTCTTTTTTTTGAGTATAATATTTACACAAATTATAATAAATTATATAGGGAAATACAAAACATATACCATGACTATCACCTCCTTGAAAATTTGCACCCCAATAATTATAATGCTTATCTTTTTTGTAATTCAATATGTTATTGTGTTTCATATTGAAATAATCAGTAAATCTTTTCAAAAATATGAAATCAATAACATTATTATATTTAAATATCTTACATCTTGTTTTTGTTTTTATAATATGAAATTCTTTTGAATCTTTCATATCATATCCATGTGAATTAATATAGTAAAGATCATATTTTTCTTTATTTGGCATAAAAATCATTGTAGTTCCGTGTACTGCTTCATCTTCCTCGCACCTTTCTGTATTATAATTGTAAATACAAACATTTACAAATATTAATTTTTTCTTTTCCATTTGTTCTATTAAATAATCTTCAAACATATCATCTATTACTTCTTTGTTAAATAAATATTGTACTGTAACATTTTCTATAATTTCATTCATTCTTAAAATATTATTTAAATAAGGAATAATATGCATAAAATCTATATTTATTTCTGCATAAACTATTTTATTTCTCATATAAGAACTTGATTCTTGATTTTTCATTTTTTGTAATGTTTTCAAACAATCATGTCTATTATCAGTATCAGAATCAGAGAATCCCATATCATATGCTTTTTTCAAAGTATATGATATCTTATTTTTATTTTTCATACATTGGTAAAGTTGCTTTATCATTTTGGTTGGTGTGTGTTTGTTATCTTTATTATTGTTGTGTTTAAAATACTTTTAATATTAAAAATTAATCAATTTTATATGCTAACAATCTTTTCTTTATTAATAATTTCGGTAAATTCAACTTCTTCTACTATTTCTGGAGTCTTAAATACAAACCAATTGTCACTATGTTCATTATATTCTAATGAATCTCCATTATAATTATAAACACTTTCATCAGCATTTATAGCATAATATGTATTTGGTAAAAGACCCGCATTATTAATTATTACAGTTTGTATCATTCCTAATTTATGAAGTGGATTTGTTACAAAATAACAATATTTTTCAAATTTATAATTATATCCTATTTTTGCTATATAATTTTCTTCGGATTCACCTTCATTATTGGTAGCAATCATAGTAAAATTTGTTGATGGATTTAGTTCAGCAAGACCAGTTATATAAAATGTATTTCCCACATAATCACCTACTATAGGCGATAAAGTATAGTTAACAGGTAATGCTCCTATTCCTGTAGATATATTTTCGCTATTTGTTAGTAAATCATTTTCTTCAATTACGGTATAAATAGTTCTAAAATCATAAAAATTACCAAAAAAATAAAAACCACTAGATTCTACATCACCAATATTTTTTATACTTATAGTTATTGTATTTGTTATATCATTATAATTACTAGGTTCAACTATAGAAAAATTTACTAACGGAGGCTCGGGTTCAGGTTCAGGTT